CCGGCTGGCCAGGCACTGTCACGCGTACCATATCGCCACGATTCGGTTATGGCGTTATTGTTAGTGATCATTGTCCGCAGATATGCCAGCGGCAGGTTATTGATATTGTACCCAAGCTGAATACCGTTGTTGTCCGCACGGTACAGATCGCTCATGCGGCCAGCGATAAGATACGCACCGCCCTTTTGAATAACCTGGTTTGCGCGACTCTTTAAGAACCAGCCACCGCCGGATGTAATTTGAATGATAACCGCGCGCGCGGTAGCATCATACGTCATCGGCAACGGTGGAGTGCCCTGGGAACCTGCAATTAAATCACCGTCAACACCAAGCAGGTTGTAAATGGTCTGGACGTTTCCTGAACCATCCGCCTTTAGTCCGAATGCCGGCGCAGCACATACCGTCGCTCGGTCATACATTCCATTGTTCAGTAAAAATGAAAACCGCGCCAAGCAACCAGACTCGTCCGGGATAGTGCCTCCGTCTGCCACTACCCGCGCTTTGTAGGCATTAAAGAGCGCCTGTGGGTCAAGGATTGATGCCGACAAGTCGAGAGCGGCACGAAAACCCGCATAGGCTTTGCCAGTATTGATAGCTGCTGTCATTTAAAATGCTCCATTCAGTGGTAGGCGATCGAGGCATGCCCAGTTATATAGCGGAAAGGGTTGGTTATTCTTAGTGAGCCAGCGTGATGTTTGAGTTGAGCTATCACGCAGGCAAACCAGTGGATAGACAAAGTCTTGGGTTGCTGGAACAGTGTTGGTGAATCCAATCAATAGGTGATCTGTAACTGCTGGAGACTGATTGAGATTAAGCCGGATAGTGTTTGGTGCGATAACTACTACCGACTGAACCTCAGCAGAGGCATCTTGCAACGAGAAGCCTTGCCCAGGGCAATCGGCAATTGTTGTTGTATCAATTACCAGCGGCGGGTATGGGACATCGAACACGATGTCGATAGTGCTACCATTCACTGATAATGAGCGAGCTTTGAGCCCCGTCCAGGTTCCTTTTTTCACTGGGTCATACAGATGCCAGTAGATAGCCTGTGCGGCATATTCGCCTTGCAGCACTTTACCGGCGGCATTCAGATGGCTCAGCGTTGCATCGTTATAGAGCCAGTTAAGCGGGTATTTTGGGCCGTACATGATGGCCTTTGCCGCGTTCTGACGCACATAAGTTAACTGGTCGGTGGCGGTGACAGAGTACGGCTGTACAATCACAGGCTCGCCGATTGGGTTGCCTTGATCGTCTACCTGCTGATTTTTGGTGTTGATGCGACTGCCGACCTGACCCAATACCTCGGCAAAATTATCGGCCTGGCCGGTAATCGCTTTGAAGTCAATTTGCAGCCCAGAAAAATAGGGCGTCATCTTCGCGAGATAGTCGCCAGGATTCTGCGAGCTGCCGTTGTCGTTATCCGTCTCTCCATGCTCAAACGTCATGAATTTGAACGTGTAGCGCTTCCCTACTCCGTCGGCTGCATTTTTCCCAAGCTGCACAAAGTCCAGCGAGTTTTGATATGGGATCGTCCCTTTGCTTATCTCAGCAAAAGAACGGCCGCCTGCCGCAAATGGGGCATGAATAAAGACCTGGTTTCCAGGATTTTGATGGAGAATCGCATAATACATCGGCAACACGTTACCCTGGCGCCATCCTGCAGCCGGATACTGTGCATCGTTAAGCGTAGACAGGTCTGACTCGCTTACAGGATCCATGCCACCGCCTTCCGGCCTTCCATTTGCACCCGCGAGTACTCGACCACGAAAAGCAGGATCGCGATTGACAATATTAATGCCGGCGCCATCTTTTGGCGTGTTCAGTGACTGGCCACCCGAACCACCACCATGCACCTCGTTTGCATCGATCGGCATTTCTCGAATTGATGGCTCGTACTTAACCCCACTCCCTGCAGTTGCTTCACCTCCAGGCACATAACTGAAAATAAATCCGGTCGATGTCAGTTTTTGGGCGGTGAGTACTGGCCTATCAGACCACACAACATTTCCTCGCCATGCCGCCGCCGGCACGCCGTTCTCGGTTTTTATCGTTGCAAGTGACTCACCCAGATTATCCTGAAGCGGGCCTTCAATACCTGGAATATAGAAACCGCCATCATCATCAATAGCGAGCAGTGCCGACTTTAAATCCTCGGCCAAAACCACATATTGAAATCCCACAATACGACGAGAAAATGTTGATGAACAAAGCGAGGAAACACGATCCTGAAGTGCATCGTCCATCCCGACAATGTTCATAGCACCATCATCGTCAATTGTGATAAGCCCGAGCTTTCCTGATTTATCCACCAGCGCCCATTGAAGCCCTTTATATCTGTTCGCTAATGATGTCGGGATCAACTGCTCAACATATTCCTGTATCCCACGAACAAGACCGGCGAGCCACAATTCACCATTATCATCTACACCAAGAAGCGTTTCCGATGGGCCGTTTTTAGACTCCAAAGAAAATTGCCACCCTGTAGACGTGTAGTTTTTGAGCATCGATGTGATGTTTTTAAGTTGCGAAATATCGGCCAGGTTTGCCAACGCCTGTTGGTAAACCATTTGCACGAATTGCTCACTTGATATTTTCACACCAGTTGGTGTAATTACACCACCCACGTTTTGATATTTTTCAGCTACAGCGCCCTCATCATCAGACCAGATAAAGAAGAACGCGCCATCAGGTATTTCTCCAGAAGCAATTGCGGCGGTTGCCTGCTCTTGGGTGTATGTTTTTCCTAATGGAGAAAGATTTTTCCTAATGCCTTCTAAGGTGTATCTTTCCACCCCAAACCTATCCAGGTATTTCTCAGCATTGGAATTAACAACCTCGTCTATTTTTTCCGCGTTAAACTTTAAATCAATTACGTCATTACTAGGAATGGGTTTATTTGTTGGTGTGGTCATTTACGCTGTAACCTCGTAATTATACATTTCATCGTTGTATTCAGACATGGTTAATGAGGTAGTCCCGTCGCCATTAGGTTTCTTTTCTGTAATCGTCCATTTCGTCGCATCCATCTCCACCTGAGAGGCGATGACGTAACGAGACGGCGACTGTGTGTTGTAGCCGTCATAGAGGTTGAGGGTTATTTCTGGTATTGCTGCAGCGAAGCCAAATATGGTATCTGTGCGAGGAAATGCCTGGACGCGCGCTGTAGGCGCACCGATTGCATCAGTAACGACCACAAACATATCCCCAGACCACTCGATCCGTTCGCTGGTATCGAAGTTGTTGCCGTTGCGCGCGACGATATAGCCATCCTGCTGGTTAGCGTCGTAGATATCGGCTACCTGCACCATCTGCCCGACGTTCACCCATTCACCATCGGCCAGCGCGCGGATAGCCATCGTTTGCCGTGAGTACAGCAGCCGGCGAACTTCTTTCAATGCCCGATCCCGTGCCTGGAAAGAATTGCGGATAAACAGCATGTCGAACTTCTTTGCCTTTACCGGCTCGCCCTCCTCTATCGAGTTGCCGACGATCCGGTAGCGGATGAATGCCTGTTTATTCGTGACCGGGTTTCGATACTTGACCTCTACCCCATCAAAACCACCGGGTAGCGTCATGTCGTAGGAAAGGCTGTAATCCTCCGCTTTCATGTTGGCGCGGTTGAATACCGTCGTTGCGTTTGGCTTACGCTCATCGCGCGTGAAAGACAGCACCCCGCCATCCCAAAATGCTGTTACCGTCGCCGCATCACAGATCGTCTGAATGCGAGAGCCCAGCGAGATATCCTCATCATCGAAGGTGTAATCGAAATAGCCCAGGCGCTGATCTGATAGCGATGCCGCGATAGAGTAGAGTTCATAGATGTCGATGCTCGACTCTGGCTGACCGCCCATCTTTAGCCAGGTGTGCAATACCGCGTCTGCAAACGAGCGTGACGGCCTTTCTGTGTAATCTACTGTCTGTGTAGCCAAGTTGTAGCTGATGACGTGGCGGGTTATTAGCGCGTTATATTTTCGCTCTCTCGCACTGGTTGCTCGCTCTGTAGCTGTAACAGTGACGGTTACGAGCGTGTCATTCGGGTAAACAACATTAGTGCGCGTCCTGACGATGTGAACGGCCTCTACCTTCAGGATCGAGTGATCATTACTGTTGTTGGTGCGGATGAACGTTACCGCATAGCGGCCATTGCCTGACACAGGGGTAAACTTGAACGTGTCATATTTTGTATCCGCGTTCTCGTCATCGTTGTTAAGGCCGATGTTGTAGCTTTCCAGCGTGCCGGGAATCTGGTTGTTATCATCATCAACCTTCCAGAATGTGACGCTGGTTCTGGCGTAATCCCCATGTCCCAATTGCGCCTGAAGATGAACCCAAAGCTGAGTCCCATCAACCGGAGAGAATGACGGGCCAATTACCAACGGTTCATTGTCGTTAAGCGTGAATATCGACGTGTTGATTACCGCATCGTCGGGGATCTGGCTGATGTCGTTGCCGCTCAGATTCACAAAAGTGAACTCGTAGAAATACTGCGGATTCACTGGGGTACCATCGTCAGTTGTCGTAGCACTGAAGAGATCGGCAAATACCGTGATATCACGCGTTACCGGCCCCGACACCGTGTTGTAGGTGACATTGACCACGAAAGACACGGAATGAGGCTTAGACAGGTCATAGAAGTAATCGAAATCGCTGTTCTGCTTGATTTTCACCTTTGCCTGTCCAGCGATGAACTCCCCAGACACCATATCGGTAGTTGTCGTCGCCGTTTCTGCTGGGAAGTCTCCGCTCTCGTTCGGCCCCGGCAACTCCTGGCCGTCTATGTCGTCAAAAGCGAACCCCTCGTTGATCAGCGGGATGTTCTCACCTGGCTGGTAGATGCGGTATGAGGCGCCAGCCAGCGCGCCGAGGTTCGATTCTGAGTACCTTACTGACGTGACGTCATACCGGCCCAGCCCGAAGTTCATCCACTCTGTGACTTTCTTGATGTTGTTGTCGTACTCGAACAGCGACTCCTGAATCAGGTCAGGGTACGCGCGCACCTGGCCGTAGTTGTCAGGCTTTGCCTCGCCGTTTCGCGCAATGTTGGTTTGCCCCTTCAGGCTGTTGTTCGGGGATGTCTTTGCGTTGCTGCTTGTCGCCACGCCCGCGCTTGGCTGGCCGAGCAATGACGTCAGGATTTTTTGAACGAACTTTATCGGGGCAAAAATCGGACTTAGAACTTTACCGATGGTGCCGCTTTTCGGTTGGTCGAACACGCTGATCACGTCGCCATCGTTGAGCGGGAAATTCAGCTCATCATCGGGCTGTAGCTTTACGCCGTTACACAGAATTTCAACATCGCAGTGAAGGTTGGCCGATTTTAGCCAGGGATAGAACATGCTGCCGGCGGGAAGGTTATGACGTTCTTTGGGCAACCCCGGCACGCGCTGAACTTCGATCAACGGCATAGTCGTAAAACTCCAATTTGGTGAAAACTCGCTCCAGCGTGCGTAGCTTGTCAAAGCGCACATGCCCCGCTTCGCCACGGCTATGGAATGCTTGTCCATCAATGACCAAACCGACGTGAGCTGGCTGACCGCCGTAATAGGCGATAAAAATGCTACCGTCGGCCGCTTTCTCGGCCTGATGCCAGAACACAACATCACCGGAAAAACACGTCAGGAAGTCGCTACCGGCTTCGTAGTCCGGCGTTTGGTGTATCTCTATGCCGAGCACATGCCGGTAATACAGCACCACCAGCCCCCAGC